TTTCTGATTCTTCCTATGACTTAGGGTATGCGTCAACAGGAAAATGGCGGGATGCTTTTATTGCTCCCACTTCGACTGGTTCAGGCACTGCGTTAGAGTGGATGGCTACAGGGCAAATAATAAAAGCAACTAGCTCTATCCAGTATAAAGATAATGTAGAAACTTTAGATATTGATTCCTCAAAAATAGATAAGTTAAGACCTGTAAAGTTTAACTATAAAGATGATATAAAAATAGGAAATATGAATCCGAATATAGGGCTAATAGCCGAAGAAGTTAATGAACTATATCCTGAGTTAATTGTATATAATGAAGAAGGAAATCCAGAATCAGTAAAATATAATGGTTTATCAGTTATGTTATTACATGAAGTTAAAAAATTAAGACAAGAAATAAAAAGGTTGAAGGAGAAAAGCTAATGCCTGATGTAACAATATCATTCTCAGACGCACAATGGACAAGGGTTGTAGCGGCATCCAGTCGTATAAAAGCCCTTGATGAAACAGGAGATGTAGATGCAGCATACCTAGCCGCCACCCTAAAAACTAGAATACAAAAACTCGTAGTGCTTTACGAAAAGGAAGCAGCCCGTGCATCCGCCGATGCTGGCTTAGATGACTTCTAAACGTGATCAAATAGTCCGCTTACGTACAGAAAACCCTATACTCCGTCTGACAAAAATTGCGGAACGAGTGGGGGTAGACCCTGCCTATGTTCATAGAGTTCTAATAAAAGCAGAATTACCAACTAAAAGTGTTCTAATAAATAAAAAGCACCTCCCTAAACGAGTAATTTGTCAGGCATGTGGAGAAGATGTACCTAAATCTGAATCCCATTCGGCTAGAGTACATCACATTCATGATGAATGTCGGTATGAATATTTTAGAGTATTAGTCACATGTAAATTTTGTCGGACTTCTTTTAGAAGAAAACGCTCAGAACTAATGACTTTCATAGCTCGTAGTAATAAATATATCTATTGTAGTGTTGAATGTCGCCGTAAAGGGCAAAGAGATGACAGCACATATGATTTAATGTTAAATAAACAGCTTAAGCAACGTGAAATTGACTCTCCTGACATAGTGTGATATAATCATAAGAGGCCCTAAAACTATGAAGAGGATGGTGTATGGAGATCAATAACGCTTTAATTACGCAATGGGAACCAAAAATAAATCGGATGCTACAGACTACTTCTATCCGTGGGATGGAGAGAGAGGACATAGCACAAGAACTACGCATTGCAATATTGAAAGCGGCTAAAGGGTTTGATCCAGAACGGAAGGTTTCCTTCCATACTTATCTTCACACTACCATGGTTAATACTATTAGAACACTTATTACTAAAGCCCAACGTCGTCCCCAACCACAAAGTTTAGATGCTATTTTACGCTTATGGGAAATGGATGATTGGAGACATTCTACGAATTCCGCACAGAAAGCGATAGCTGTAACTATTGACATGGATACAGAGCTTATGATAAAATCTATGTTAAATAGGTTAACTCTTTCAAATTCTGAGAGATCATTTATTATGTTACGTATGGAAAATTTAACAATGGATGAGATTTCTGCTACACTACAAGAGTCGGCCTATAAAGTTAGGAGCCGAATTAAACAAAAATTAGGTGGACGTACTGAGCAAAGAGTTTTATTATGGTTAAACGGAACGGTAAATCTTTAAATGAGTATAACTCGAATGATGTTCGAGAAGCTTTTCTTTGGCTTTATTCAAAAAAACACCATAAAGACTATTTAAATAATAATTTTATAGGATACGATCTAAAGTTGATTAAGCAAGCCATAGGAAAATATGGTTTATTTTCTGTTTTATCAGGCTTTTATAACGGTATTAGAAGAAATTCTGATACAGTATCTATAAAATATATCCTTAAAGGTTTTGAATTTGGTTACTATTTACCAGAACAAGATGCAGAAATGTATTATAAGATTATGGTTTATGGTACAGATAAAATTAAAGCTTATTGGAGAAAATATTTAGTATTAAATTCTAAGTGGTTCCCTACAGCTTCGTCGGAACAGACGAAGAAAAAGATGGAGACCAAACTAAGGGAGTGGTCAAATGCCAAAGAGAGCTAATAGAAAAGGTGGGTTTTCTAAATCTACTAGATCATCAAGGGAACAGTTGTTAGTTAACGACTTAACCGGACGAACTGCTCCTGAAGGACAGTATCGGGTGATATCTATTGCTAGAATTGGCTTTAGTTATAATCAAGAGGTATGGATAGAAGGAACTTTCACCTCTTTCCCAGAAGCGAAGAAGGTTGCGGATGACAAAGCAGTAGATGGTGTGGTATGCTATATTCATGGTAGCGGCCCACGAGTAATATATATAGCGAGGTAGCAATGCAAAGTTTTGAATATATTGAGTCTGGGGTTCTGTTTAATCTGACAGACCCTATGAACTTTAAAAATTTTCGGTACACCGGAAAAGATTTTGCGAAGCATGGGGAGGTCTTATCTTTTATTATTGATTATGTAGATCAATATAAGGAAACCCCCTCTACGGCGACACTCTCAGAAAATTATCCTGCGTTAGATGATTCCGCACAAATGCTTAATTTTGATTATGCGGTAGACCAATTTAAAGATCAGGTAGTTTATCGTAAGATTGTGGGGTCTATCCAGTCCCAAAAGGAACTTTTAAAAGAAAATCCTACGAAAGCCCTTGCTTCTATTATGACTAACTTAAGTGATGTGGAAGTTGAAACAGATGAAGATGTATCAATATATAATGATGGAACTTCTGATCGGTTAGAAGCGTGGCGAGAGCGGACTAAGAAAAGACAAATGGGCGATGGTATTATGGGGATTAATACCCCTTTTAAATCATTCAATAATACAGGTGTGGGATGGATGCCCGGAGAGTTGATTGCTATGTTTGCTCGACCTACCGTAGGTAAAACGTGGATGTGCGTAGAAGCTGCCGCTACCGCTGTTATGAATGGGTATAAAACATTGTTAGTCTCTACAGAAATGCCTGTTGCGGCTATTAGTCTTAGGGCGGATGTGGTATTAGCTAATAAAATGGGTTATAAGTTCTCCCATCAAGCCTTACGAAATGGTGACCCGATTGATGAAACTGCGTATAAGAACTTCTTGAAGGAGTTAGATGGCAGGTCATTATTGGTTTGTGACCACATTGAAGGGGAGTCTACGATTTCGCTAGAGCATATTGCTAGGTTGATACGTAAACACAAACCAGACTTTGTAGTTCTAGATGGAATCTATCTAATTTCATCAGGGGATGGTAAAAAGGCGATGTGGGAACAATCTCATGCCCTCTTTTACGGTATGAAAAATCTATGTCTTGCAACAAACACAGCTATTTGGGTTTCTACCCAAGCTACACGAGAGGCAGCTAACATGTTTGAGCCTCCCAGAGCCGACCAAGTAGCTTTTGGGGACGCTCTCATACGGGCTGCTGATGTAGCAATGGCAATGTGTTTAATTGAAGATCATGATAATATTCGTATGATGCAAATTCAAAAGTATCGTGATGGGGTTTTACCTGCTGAGGAATACTATTTGCATTGGGACGTAGATCGTGGTATTATTTATGAAGATGATGAGTTTGAGCTTATCGACGATGACGATGACTTTTAATAAGGAGTAATGATAATGGGATTATTTGACATGTTTAAAAATTCAGATAGTATTATTGTAAAACAAGGTACGTCTAAAGGGCCGGGTAAGCCGAAGGTAGACATTACCATTGGGGATATCAAACGAGGTAGGGTGGTAGATGAGAATGGATACAGTAGTGATATCGTATTGTTCCTACGTGCCTCAAAGGTAAAACGAGTTAGTGGTTAATTGGTCAAATTTATTACTGGATGCAGGAATAGATGTTCCTTTAGAACGTGACCAATTTAATATTTCTTGCCCGTTTCATATAGATGAATTACCCTCTTGCTCAATCAATGTAGCATTAGGTAAATGGATATGTTTTGCGGGGTGTGGGCAAGGCTCGCTAGTATCTTTTCTATCTAAGTTTACAGGGCAAGATATACAGAAGGTACAACAAAATATAGCTAACAGTGCGGTTGAATTTGACTTTGATTTCTTTGAAGATGAATTCCCAATAGACTGGATGGATAACCTTCCAAAAGAACTTAGTGAAGTTGAATATCCGGGCAAACGTCGAATGGTTCCTGAATGGATTTTCGACAGGGGGTTTTCTCGTGAAACCCTTAAGGCTTGGGATTGCGGAATGAATGATTACGGGGATTTGATTATTCCTGTTTATGATGCTAAACAACGATTAGTGGGGTGGATGGAGCGACGGATTGATGCTCTCCCTAAATATTTGTACTCTAAAGGCTTACGAAAGTCCCAACTTTTATTCGGGGAGCATAAAATACAATCCACGCAGACTATATGTATTACAGAAGGAGCATTAGATACGATGTGGCTAACCCAAAATGGTTACACAAGCATCGCTTTATTAGGAGCTTCTTTCTCATACGCACAACAAAATAGGCTAAAAGCATTACATCCTGAAGAAATTGTGTTATGCTTAGATAATGATGAGGCGGGGCAAATAGCAATTGATAAAATTAATAGTTGCATGAGGGACAGTTGTATGGTATCATGGTTAGAGTTACCTGAACAGGTAAAAGACGTACAAGAGATACGTCAACAAACATTACTTAAACAAGTAATTGATAATCGAGTCTTTTGGTAAAGACAAAAGGAGTATAAATATGGGTGGTATATCCGCTATACAAAACAGGGTTGATGAACGATCCAACCCTCAGTCACAAACTGCTGGTCAAGAAATCTTTTTCAAAGATGGTGATCAAGCGTTCCTTACACCAGTTGCTTCTGGGGATGAGGACGATCTTCTTCTTGATGAAGTACATCTCTACACTTACCGCTCAGGTAATCGGTGGATTAATCTTTTGAAAGATGATGATGTAGATACATCAGAAGTTCCAGATAATGTTCGTGCATCACACAAGTTTGCATTTTGGGCATATGTGCATGATATTATGCACACAGAGAAGCGGTTCGATGATTGGGAAGAAGTTGAAGGCCCGCAAGGTAAGAAAATGTTCGTTCAACATGTGAACGATTTTAGGGTAATTCCGTTAGGTTTTGGCCGCAGTAATTATATTTGGAACCAACTTGTAGATGTTTATAATGATTGGGGTTCCTTGGATAAAGGGGTTGTTAGAGTGAAGCGTACAGGTACAGGAATGTACGATACGTCATACACGCTGACAGCAACAGCAAGAAACACAGATGTACCTGCCGATAAGTTAGCTTTAATTCCTGATCTAACAGGTATTAAAAGCTATTATAAAGATCGTTACGGTCAGGTAAGTCAAGCAACTCCTTCGAGTGCAGGTGTGTCGTTGGAGACAGATGAAGTAACATTGTTGACTGATGACCTCTTCAACTAATGCTAGTTACTCCAGACACATATGAGTCAGTTCTTGCAGACCTTGAACAGTATACAACTTGGGTTGTAGACGTAGAAACTAATGGTCTGGAGTGGCACGGTAAAAATCAGATTTGTGGGATTGGGGTAGCTGTCGAAACTGGGGATACATACTATTTCCCGTTTAGGCACTACCCCTCTCTCGAAGCAGTGAATTTACACCCCCCTCAATTGTTCCAACTGATGGAAGTTATGAACGAACGTTCTACACTTATAGGATACAATATAAAATTTGATTTACATTTCCTAGAAAAAGATGGTTTACAGACCACCAATAAGGAACTTCTAGATGTTATAGTCCTTGTACGTCTTACGGAATCGGCTGACGTAAGGGATTTTTCATTAACAGGTACAATTAAGCGCAGTTATGGGGATGAAGCTGCTGAATATGATATTACAACGAAGAAGATACTCCGTAAGAATAAATGGCATACTGATTTCTCTCAGGCTCCCCCAACGATTCTTGGGCCTTATTGTGAGAAAGATGTAGAATATACATGGAAATTGTATAAAGATCGCATAAAAGAATTAGAACGCACAAAGCAAACGAAGATTTTTGAACTCGAAAAAGAACTTACTCATGTATTATATGCAATGGAGAAACGAGGGGTAGTTGTTGATAGCAAGTATGCGATACAAGCAGCAGAGAAAATTTTACAGCGGCAAGAGCAGATTAAAAATCGTATCTTTGAAACCGTAGGACATGAGTTCTTGATTACCAGCCCCGCACAAGTAGGGGAAGCTTTAGAAGGATTAGGTATCGAGCCTATCGTTAAAACCGCTAAGGGGAACGTTTCGTGGGGAGAAGAAGCATTAGCCCAAGTAAATCATCCGGTGGCGGGATATATGCGGCAATATAGAACTTTGGATAAATTAAGGGCCACTTACCTTGAACCGTATTTTGATATTAATACGGTACACACATCCTTCTGTAATTGGGGTACCTTAACAGGTCGCCTATCTTCTAGAAGCCCCAATCTTCAAAACTTACCCCGAACTCATTTTCGGCTCTCTGACGACCCCTTAACAACGGAGGAGCGAGAAGTAGTACGTGGTCGCATCTCTGCGGCGGTTGCGGCTAAGGGGGGAGTGTTTAATGCGGAGTTATCTGAGGAGGTTATAGATACATGGGGATTTATTGGAGATGAATCATATAATGAATCAGATGAAACCCAGATTTCTATACGACGACTATTTGTTCCACGCCCCGGCTATACGTTAGTTGGGTTTGATTATTCCCAAATGGAAGTTAGAGTCTTTTTAGACTATTTCCGTAACCCAGAGATTGAAGCTTTACTAAAAAAAGAAGATGTAGACTTCCATGGTGAAGCAGCAACGTTAGCGTTCGGGGTTAAAGAAGAAGATTCCGAATATAAATATTATAGGCAGATGGCAAAAGCCATTACCTTTGGTACAATTTATGGAATTGGTTCTCGTAAATTAGGGGTACAGTTAGGCGTAACGATGCAACAAGCTGCTGATTACAAGAAACGTTATTTCAAGGGATTAAAGGGATCACGAGAATTCTTTGAGAAGGTGGTACGAGTTGTTAGTAGTAGGGGGTGGATAAAGAATAGGTATGGGCGACTTTACATTGTGCCTAAAGAGTTAGCTTATAAAGGAGTGAATTATTTAGTGCAGGGTACAAGTGCTGATATTCTGAGTGAGCGGATGATAGAAGTTGATAAATATTTACAGGATAGAAAAAGTAATATTTTAGTTCAGGTTCATGATGAAATTATTTGCGAAGTTCATAATGATGAGTTAGAAGAAGTGGCACCACACGTTCAAACGTTGTTACAGGAAAACTCATTAGGTATACCGCTTGAAGTGGACGTAGAAGTTTGTTCACCTTCATGGGCAACTAAACAGGACTTTGCGTTGACAAAAATCCCAGAACCTGTTATACTTAGTGATTACATAGATTGGAATTAAGGAGAAGACGATGGCTAAAGTTGGATTGAAGTTAGGGTTTACTTTTAGAGTTGGCCCCCTAGACACTAACCAGTACGCACGTATTGATTGTGAGATACATGACATTGATACAGATATAGATATCCCCACTCAGCTTGAGGGAACGGAACTCGCATTAGGTCAAATGTGGGCGCATGTTAGGGATGAAGTAGATAAGAATATTGATGAAGTTCTTAACGAAGGCTCATCCAAATGAGCTTAAATAAAGAATTAGCCAGAGCTGTGGTTCTTGAGCAGGTTTTAGCTGAACGAGAAAGCCAAGATTTAAAATGGGGAGACCAAACCTTTAATTCTGATGATCATTGGACAGTTATCTTAACAGAAGAACTTGGTGAAGTAGCACGAGAAGTCTACGAGAAAAACGAATCAGACATGTATGAAGAAATTATTCAATGTGCTGCGGTTTGTTTTGCGTGGGCGGAAGCTTTTAATAACCGTAGTAAACAATTACCTAGGGGGGTTTAGATGGAGACAGATTCTGAGAAAGTTATTGAAGGTTTATTAAAAGATAAGAAATTAAATCTATTTCGGGGCGATGATAGTGCCTTTGAATATTCTAGAATACCTTTCAACATTCCAGCCCTTGATAGATTAACGGGTGGGGGAATAGCGAAGAAGCGTCTAACTCTAATCTATGGGCCGACTAACGTAGGTAAGTCTTATCTAGCGTCACAAATCTGTGCTAATGTTTTAAAGTCAGGCGGACAGGCAGCTTGGATTGATACAGAACTATCATGGGATTCTGATTGGATGGCACGATGCGGTGTAGATACGGCAAAAATCATCGTAGGGCAACCCGAAAGCGGAGAAGAAGCAATGGATAC